AATACTTATCAAGCCCTGTTTGATGTTATTGGTGTTCAATATGGAGCGGGAGATGGTGTGAATACCTTCAATGTCCCCAACATGCAGAACAGGTTCCCCATTGGAGCAGCCGCAAATAATTTGGCTTCTACTGGTAATGGTGAACTTACCTTGACAGAGGGCCAACTGCCCCCGCACAATCACACTTTACCTTCGTTCGTAACAGGTATAAACAAACAGACTAATGAGATGAGGAGTGATAGTAGCGGCACAATCAGAACTCTTTTGAATTCTGCCACAACTCTAAACACAAGTAGCACCAACCCCGCAAATACAGGTAACGGTGATCCAATCTCTATTGTCCCCGCCTTCCTGTCCCTCAACTACATCATCAAGACCTAAGGAGTAACCCATGTCTTCACCAACAAAAGTATCCGCAGGGTTAACCTCTGGGGTAATCAAAATCGCAGACAAAGCCTCTGCAACAGGAACCAGTGGTTCGTCCCAAGTAGGGGCCGTGGTTCAACTTAACTCTTCCGAGAAGATCCCATCGC